AGTTGTATTAGTTTGAACTGTGTCGCCTATATCAAGTTGTGTATCATCTGTCATAAATTTATACTGTTCTGTATTTCTATTAACATTAGAACTATCTAACAGTGTAGGTGTTCCACTAGGATGGTTATTACGCTGTGCAAGATCTGCTTTTAATTGCATAGAACCTTGTTGCACAAATGATTTCTTTGTCTCACCAACTTTTGCTTTTGCAGGGTCGATTAATTCAATATATATTATTTCGTATACTTCGTCTTGTGTGCCCGGTGTTTTTGCTACTGCACTTTTTAGAGCACCTACATTAAATCTACGCTTCTTATGCCATTTCTGACTGGCTATTGCAAACTCGTCTATAGTTTTAGTTTCAATACCAGCATATGCTAGTATTTTGATATCACGCTGTAATCCAAAGTTTGGATCATTTGGTCTGTATATATTTTCTGGGGGGAAGTTTATTGGGTCACTAATAAACTCACTATACTCGTCACGTTTAGATTGTTTCAAGAAAGGCTTCATAAACAAATTACTATACTGTCTATCATCATCGTCAATAACTGCAATTTCAAAGTTCTTAGAACTTGCACTAAATCCAAATCTATCTTTTGCTTCTACAGTAAATTTGTATTTTCTATCAATACTTGTAGTATCGTTATCAAACGTCATATCATCGTTATCGAAGAAAGTAAGTCCTGTAATTACTGTAGGGGTTGTTTGTCCAAACTGTCTAACAGTGCCTGTAATTTCACCATTATACTGTAGTGCAAGACCCGGCGGTAATCTTCCTGCTGTTAGTGAATAAAATAATGGAGCATCTGGTACTGTTGTTGTACCTTGTACTCTAAACACACTAATTTGATTAGCCGGGATAGATCCTAACTCTTTTTTACTTGTCCATGCAATATTACTATCAATATCACCAAGCAACATAACTGTAAACGTTTTGTCTTTAAATGTAGATACACTAACAACATTATTTGTAGTTATTATAAGTTCTGCTCTTACTGTAAATTTATACTCTTTTGTAATTGCAGGCTGATATGCGACTCGTCCAGCAATCTCACCAGTATTAGCATCTATAGTCATTCCTTCTGGAACAACACTATTTGTACCATCATCGTTAAGTGCTTGTAATACATAGCGTACTGCACCTTCTTGATTTTCGTTCTTTAAAACTTCTAAGAATAATGTAATGTAATTGTTTGCTCTACGATATCCAAATTCTGCTGGAGTAATCCATACCGGAGTTCTAACGTATGTGTTGTCAGCAGTAAATACGCCTGTTGCAACTTGTACAACAACGTTATCTGCACGTAAGAAATCTTCACCAACTACATATATAACAAAGTTTCTTTTTACAACATCAATCCCGTCACTAACACTTACTTTAAAATTATAAAATCTGTTTAATTTCTTTGGAGGGTTGTAAACATAATTTGGTATAATTTGTCCTTGATAAAACAAACTACTTCTATTCGAAAAGTCATGTAAGTACATGTCATAGTTTCCGCTGTCATACTCGCCTAATTTTGATGCTTTATCGAGTGCAAGCAACGGCTCAACTATTCCTGATAATTTACCTGTTTTTGACATTGCAATACCTGGAGGTAATTCTCCGTCTGCTTTATCAATCCAAAACTCTAAACTTTTATCTGCTGGTAAATCTACGTCTGTTGCTACTAACTGAAAGTCAATTATTTCATTATCTAAAATAAAGTAACGATTGTTAATACTAGCATTACCGACAGGCAAAGTACCTTCTTTAGTTTTCCATATAGGTTCGTCAGCGCCGTTAACTGTTATTTTAAATGTTCTATCTTCAATATCAGTGCCAACTGTTGATCTTAACACAAACGTAAATGTAGTAGTGCGTTCAACTTGTATCGGCGTGCCAATAATATTGTTTTGATATACTCTTAATCCTGGAGGCAACGCTCCAGCAATAATATTAATTGTGGGAGATATGCCTACTGCAATCGGTAAGCCGACTGAAATTGTTTCTTCTTCGTTGGCAGTAACTAAAACTTTGCCACTGACTTCAGTCCAATACGACATTTATACAATCGCTCCCATGTTACTGCCATATGCTACTGGTATTTGTATAGTACCGTAATCTATATCTGAATTTAGTTGTAAGTATTGTGCATGGCTTTGTATGTCTGGAACTATTTCGCCGAATTCTAATTGTGTTGTAAAAACTTCACTGCCCTCACTTGATGTATCAGTAATAACTAATGTGTTACCAGTTAAGTTAGTTGAGATGCCAGCGCCGCCGATAATACGTAATGTTTCACCGTCGTCTACATTCATACTGCCGCTATCTGTAACTACTAACATGCCCTGTAAGTTTGTAGTAATCTGTATATCATTGCCTGCAACTGCACTGACTGATATTCCTGTACCCTGTGTTAGATTCCTAAATTGTAATGCATCGCCTACCTTGCCAGAAAATACTGCAACACCACTACCAATGCTTGCACCTGTTGTTGATTCAGGTTGACGCAGATCTAGTTCGTCGAAGTTTTCATTTACTTTACGAAACGCTTCACGTAAATCATCGCCAGTGCCATCGTTAGCAATATTACCAATGTTAATGTTTTGTATTGTCATAATCTTTTCCTTATACTGTATTTATTATTAACTACCCCAAGCAAAACGCACTGCTCCTGCACCGCCATTTTGTCCAGAGTGTGCTAAAAACCAACGATATGTAAAGTTAGAACTGCCTGAATAAATTGTTTGCTCTCTAATTCTTCCGCCGGCGCCGCCACCGCCACCTTGACCATAAGCATCACCACCTGAATCACCACCGTCGCCCCCGTCTGTTGCACCTGTGTAATTGTAAGGCCCTGATCCTAAAGCCGGAGCATTTGTACCTCCGCTACCTTGAGTAGTTCCTCCGAATAGACGCATACCGCCTCCGTCTCCTCCTGAAGCGGCTTTGTAATAATTAGATCCACCTGCACTCCTGTAAAACTGTCCGAGTCCTCGTCCGCCTGCGCCGCCATAGCCACCGCCGCCTCCGCCACCTGCTGTAGTTGTTCCAGCAGTGCCGCCATTGCCGCCTACTCTAAAATCATAATCTGTTGCGACAGTTAAGAGAGCCGCATCTGCTTGAGCACTTCCGCCTCCTGATCCAGTAGATCCACCATAACAATTTATTGCACCTATATCAGATCCGCTACGGCTCAATGTTACTGTTGTAGTACCACCCGCAGTAGCATTTGTTACAGTGCCTGCTTGAGGATATTTTTGACTTGCCCCGTTAACTGTTTCAAAAGGTGAATTTGTAGAAACTGATCCGCCGATACCGCCGTTACCAACACTAACTGTGAATACATCACCTGGCTGAACTGTAAGTCCTGTTACTCTCGCATATGAACCTCCGCCGCCACCGTTACCAGATCCAGATGAATATTGCCCAGGTGGTCCACCTGCTCCTCCACCTACTGCGTATACATTTATGCTTGTTACACCTGTTGGAACTGTAAATGTTCCTGATGATGTAAGTAATTGTGATCCTGCTACGGCACCTTGACTAGTATCGTTTATAGATACACTAGTTGAAGTACTTGATGCGTCAAGTGTAAATGTAAAGGTTTCAGCACCTTCAGTTGTAGTATCGGCTGTTACATTATATGTAACTTGGGCACTATTACTTTGTACTGTAAGTATACCAGATAGTGAAGCACCGCCTATGTCAGCACTTTGTATACCAGTAATTGTATACGTTACATTAGTTCCGTCTGCTACGTTTTCTGTATCTAATGTAATTGTGAAACTTTGTCCTTCATTAATACTTGTTGAACTTGAAGTCAATGTGTAAGTTGGAGTTTGCACTTCTGGTTCTGCTATAATGCTAGTGTCTAACACCATCTGGTAGTCTGTAAAGTTTTGTAGGGTTGTCGATGTAGTACCGTGAACTAATGCACCTGCATTACCAATTGCGTCATCTATTACGCCGCCAACGTTTTGTACTGTCAACGGTGAGTTAGTATCAATAGACACACTACCATGTATTTCATACGTCCAATCTTCTACTTGTATTGTGGCTGTTCCAGTATCAGCCTCGTTAATTGGAACACTTGCAATCAATGCACCAATACTACCGATCCCTGTTCGTGAACTTGGTATTGCTGATCCTGCTACCCAAAGTCTATCATTTGGATTTAATGTATTATCCAAACTACATGAGTTAATTTCTACATTTAAATTAGAACTAGCACTTGTATGCACGTTTCTAAATTTTAGATCTGATAAGTCTTCACTAAATGTAATAACCATGCCTCGTTTATTTGAATTTGTACTATCTTTATTTTGCGTACCAACTGCAATAATCTTATTATTTCTGCTATCAAACGTAAGATCTTTTAATTGCGGATTACTTTGTCTATAATCTGAAAGTGCGTCTACAGTTCCGATATCATTTAATGCCCAGTCAATTGTAATTGTACCATCTGCTGGATTAATTTTAAGTATGTGTGATTGTTCAAATCCAGACTGCGGACTATCAATATGCCCAAGTCCAATAATAGGATTATCATTTTGATCTAATGTTAGACCTGCAGGATTAAATCCTGTTCCAGTTGCCGCCGGAACGTACCAGCCTGTTTGCCACTGTTCTGTAAGACTACTGTTAAATTTCCATAAGCGTGTTTGTAGTTCAGTGTCACTACCAGGTCTAATTTCTGAACCATATACATAAATGTTTCCATTACTATCTACACTAACAAAACTTGCTTCGCTCTTTTTATCTGTAGGTGTTGTTCTTCTTAATGAAATAACATCTCCGTTAGTTACATCAACTTTTATCATCCAAAAGCCACTGTTTAAACTTTGTAAGTAAGATCCACCTACTGCAATAATATTGCCGTCATCAGCAAATGCCATTGCTTTAATACCAAGTCCGTAACCATCTGAATCTTCGTAACTACGTTGCCATTGTACTGTGCCAGATGCATTAACTTTTGTAATATATGCATCACTTGGGTAGTTTGCACTAGGTGTATTAGTTTCCCAATTCCAAGATCCACTGTAACCTATAAATGCATTTTCAGATGCATCTACAATAACGCTGTTAACATTATACCCAGGAGCATAATCTCTAAACCAAACTGCTGATCCGTGCTTAGTATATTTGTAAATTACTGAATAATCACTAGCAGTCTTTGACCGTCTTATAACTATTGAATTTCCACTACCTCCATGTGCAACAAAGTCAAAACTTTTGTTTCCAGAGTCACCTAATTGTCTAGCAAAGTGTGTTGTTGCCCAATGCTTATCTGAAATATAAATTTCGCCATTCATATCAGTGTGTATACTACATTGATAATATTTACGTCCACCAACAGTTGGAGTATATTGTACTACGTCTGTTTGAGTACCTTGATTTACAACATTTGCAGTTTGGTTAGCCGTTCCGTTACCTTGCACGTCTTTAATATAGAACGGATGTCCTGTAGCATTAATATCCCATGAAATAGTATCGCCTTTGTTTATAGAAATATAAGGATTCAATCCACTAATAGATCCGTTTCTATCACTGCCTGAATTCCAAAGATACCCGCTTGCGCCTGAATTAGTTACAACTCCTGGATATGTTGTTTGAGTACCGTCACTAGAGTCATTAAATATAACTGATTTAGATTGTGAATTATTAGTCATAAATGGAAGATAGTGATTTGGATCTAGTTGTGTCGTTGCAGTTAAACTTTCAATAAGACCAAGATTAAAAGTTTCCGATCCGTCAAATGCATTATCTGCTGTTACTGAAAATGTTTTAGTATTTGCAACTTGTGTAAACGTTCCTCTAATGTTTCCGTATGTTGTTACTAGTCCAGTCATATCAATATCACCTGAACTAATACCTGTAATTTCAAATGGTATTAAAAGTTGTGGATCTGTTGTACTTAAATTGTTTGTAAGATTAATTGTAAATGTACTACCTTCGTTTACATTATCTTTATTAGATGCTACGGTATATTGTGGCGCTTCAAATTGATCTCTACTACCAGGATACATAATCCATAACCCGCCGTCTTGCCCCGACTCTGAGCGTGTTTGCCCGCCCGATGTTGCTAATCCCATAACAAGTACACCACCGGCTCCTGCGCCGCATTCGTAGTTTGTAGCCGCTGGTGTTACTGTTGATACATTATTACCTTTTTGACCTGCTACACCTGTAACAGTAACACCTGCTCCAGGTACCGATAGCGTTTGACTAGAAGCAGTAGATAAGCCTCCACGTAGTCCTGTTAGTGCTTTAGTTAATGTAGAGCCGCCACCTATTGCCCCAAATGTAATTCCAGTTCCACTTTGCCAGTTTGTTACAAATCCATGTCCGCCACCTGAGCCGCCAGTTTGTTGTGGTTTGCTTGCTGTATCGCCTTCTGCATATAATTTAATATCAGTAATTAATGTTGTATTTAAATCAGATGCATCAGTTGCAACGCCGCCTCTAATCTCAAGTACTGTAATTTGTTCATTACTTGTATATGAAGCATCTCTTGCAAATGCAACACTTTGATATACTGTAGTAGTTTGTATTGCGCCGCCGCCTGCGCCGAACTGATATTGTGTATTTCCGCCACTACCTATTGTTGTAGTAACTGTTGAGCCAAAGTCTGATGTAAGACCTTTCCATACCCACTTAGGAGCATCTGTACCACTACGTAACAATATGTAGTATGCATCATATGAATCCCACGATCCTGAACCTGCTAATACTTGTTCAATTTTTCTCTTTAAAAGATAAGCATATTCGTCATTATAATTTTCTGTTCCGCCTGCCGCAACATCAACTGTAAATCTCATATTACTATTTGCATAACTTGCATTACTTAAAGATATATTACCTGATGTACTTGTAGTCCAGTTGTATGGACTAGTTACAGCATTGTTGTAATCTAATATATCAGTAGGATATCCGTTACCGCCAATACTACCAGCACCAGAGCCACCTGCACCGCCACCTACTACTGCGCCGCCTGTTTGGTATCTAAATGATTTACCTCCAATGCCGCCCGCCTTACTAATAGTCCAAGCACCAGTTGTAGTACCTCCAGCACCACCTGCTTTCAGTTGGTGTACTGCTAGTCCTGCTAAGGATGTAGGAGGACTTGCTTCGCCGCCTCCTGCCGTATAAGTAACACCACTATAAGTTACAGTAGTGTCTCCTCCGTCATTGTTACCAGTACCTTTAGATCCAACGTCATACGAAATAACTTGTCCTGGTGTTACAGACAAGTTGTTTAAAATGCCAACTGCACCCGAGCCTCCGCCACCTGTAACTTGTCCTGCACCTAAACTACCTGAAGTACCCGAACCGGCCCCTGCACCAATTGCCATAATACTTACAGATGTTACTCCTGCTGGAACAGTAAATGTTCCAGCGCCTGGAGTTGATACTACTGCATCACCCTCAACTAATGTTGTACTAGTATCTGCAATTTCAATTGACGCAGTAACATTATCAATGCTAGTTAATGATATAACTAATGTTTCAGTACCTTCAGTTGTAAAGTCTTCTGATACTGTAAAACTTTGTCTGTTAACAGAACCTGATATGAAATTACCTGTAAGTGCGCCTGTTGATAAGTCAGAAGCACTAATACCTGTTATTGCATACGGATACGTTACGTTTGGAATACCGTTTTCGATAACTAAGTCGACATAGAAATCATCACCTTCGTTTAGTGTTGCTGTACTTGCAACAAGATTATATGTAATCGGTGAGTTACTTGTGTCATTAATACTAACACTTACAGTTTGACCTGCCGCACTAAACTGTAATGTTTCTGAGCCTTCTAGTAATCCGTCTGCGGTAATAACGTAAGTACGTGCTATATCAGTTCCAACAGTAAGATTACCTGTTAATGGTTCTCCGCTAATATCTGCTGATTCAATTCCTGTAATTGTATATGGAATTATTGTACCTGATAGTACATTTGTTGCTGTTAAGGTAATTGTAAATGTTTCACCTTCGCTTATATCCTGTCTTGTAGTTGCAAGAGAATATACCGGATCTGGTTTACTACTGTCAACAATTTGTACTGCAATACTCTTATCTGCAATATCTGTAAGTGCTAATGTAAATGTTTCATTACCGTCATCAAAGGTATTATCTTCAGTTGCAGTAAAGTTTAGTACAGTTGATGTCCCAACAATAAATGTTCCTGTTAAATTTACATCGCCGATATCTGCACTTGTAACACCTGTAATAGCATAAGGTACAATACTACCATTAACAAGCCCTGTTGTTAATAATGTAATTGTAAATGATTCACCTTCATTAACACTGGTAACATTCGCACTCAATGAATAAGTTGCTTCTACTGCACCTATTGCTTCGACAAGTGTTTCGTCGCCTGCAATAGTTAATACGTTTGCATCATTATACGGTTGGAAAGCGTAAGCATTTTGTCCACCCATTAAACTTCTGTAGTTTGAGTAGTCTGTACCACTATTACCATTATCGTTTAACTGTGCTTTTGCATTTCCTACAACCCAAGCCTTATATTCTGCCGGTGTAGTTTCTGGTAATATTTCACCGTATGTTGTTACTAGTCCTGCAATTTGTGGAGCCGCCATAGACGTACCACCTATGTTTGCTATTCTAAATGATGTGTTACCATATTGTCCATCTGTAAATCTATTTGAAGTACTTGTAGCACTAAAAATATTTGTACCCGGTGCATACACATCGACACCTGGACCTTTTTCTGAACTCCGTGCTACTTGCTCTTTGCCGCCTGCATCTAATGCACTATCAATATTACCTACCATAATAGCATTTGTACTATAAGGTGAACTTCCTCTATGATAATATTTGTTAGTACCAAACCCTGTGTAATAGTTGTCATAGTCTGGATCACTTGCTGTCGCAATTTTATGATATCCATTACCTGCCGCAATACAAACAGTAACTCCAGCCTCGATTAATTCTTCTACGTCTGCATCAACTGACGCAATTCTCATTGGATGTCTATATCCAACACCATCAAATGCACCTGTCATTCCATATGACGATACTTTGCTAGACCCAGTCCAGTCAACACCTCTATATCTGCCTCCAGTAATACCTAAATATCTACTGAAATATCCCCAACTCATGTTTATGACTGTTGGACGTTTCTGCCCAGTCAAAACATCAATTGCTTTTTTTGAATGCCATTCTTTAACAACATCAAAAATATCACTTATTGGCAATCCAGTATTCGGATCGCTAGAGCCTTGTAGTCCTGCAATTTTAATTGAATATATATTTGAACCTTTAGCCCAACCATATGTTTTACCAGCGGCAATACCTGCACAATGCGTACCATGCCCATCATAGTCTGTATAAAAGTCTGCAGGCATTGTACCAGATAATCCACTAGCCGCATACCAATCAATTTGTTGTACTCTACTAATTCCAAAACTATCTTGGAATTCTGGATGGTCTGCTTGTATGCCTGAGTCTTGTACAATAAAATCAACACCAGTACCTGTAAGTGTGTGCGTATATCCGCCAACAGCAACTCCACTAGTATTATAAGGGTTTGCTAGTGCGCTGATTCTACGTAAGCCCCAGTTTATATTTGCTCCACTAGTTAATGTTGATTTATTAAAGTCACCTACTTGTGTTGTATTTCTTGCAATGCCAATGTCGTCACGTAAGTCTGGTCTTAGTTCAACTGCCTGTACTCTACGGTCATTACATAGTTCAACTGCCTCTTGGTCAGTAAGCATGTAATGAGTATTTCTAACTGATGCCGGTCTTTCATTTGCAACTGTAACTGCTTTAGTTGGAACATAAGGTAGCATATTATCTGCTATCATATCCTGTCTAAATGCTATGGGATCTACACCTTTATGCAGAGTAACAATGTATTCTTTTTCCATTAACTAAACCCTTAAATTTATAATGCCGCTATTCTTGTTTTGAAGTCTGCAAAGTCTGTACTATTCGCTACTTCGGTTTTCATTGTTGCCAATGTTAATGTTTCTGTAACTGGTGCTGTCCAAGCATAACCTACTGCTGATTTTGTAAGCACGTCACTTGTATTACCGCCTGCTAACAAGTCGCCTATATCATTTGGAATTACGTTAGTTGTATCTGTAAGTTGTGATACATCAGACTTTATTACATTAGTTGTATCTGTAAGTTGTGATACATCAGTTGCAATAACTTGTCCGTTGTCTGTAAGTTCGCCTACATCTGTAAGTGATAGGTTTTTCCAACCGCCGTTAATATATACTTCTAGATGATTTGTTTGAGAGTTAGCAACTATAAACCCCTCAGTAGTAAATCCACTACGTCCTGCTGTATCATAACTTGGTGGAATAACTTTTGAAAATGCATTTGCATTTAGTGTTCCGTTAATATTTACAAACGAACTATTATGACCCATTTCAACATTACCACTTAGTGTATTGTAGCCAATGTGTATATCTTGTCCTGCTGTTCTTAAATCAATATCTGAATTTGAATAAATTACAACGCCGGTGTCTTGAACGGTTATGTAGTCTTCAACCGTAGTAGATTGTAATGTAATAACACCTTGTGCTGTTAATGTTATGTTTGCATTTACACCTGTGTTTGTAGTAGTAAGTTCAATGTTTGAATCAACAACGTCCCAAGTATTACTTGCTATTGGTCCAACAATTTTACCATTGTTGCCATCTACAAGTAATGTACTATCTGTAGCATGTACACTACCAATGGTATCAACAATAAGTGTACCGCCACCTGTTTGTGCTGACTTAACTTGTTTTAAATCTACATATAACTCGTCAAAGTTATCATTTACTTTATCAAATGCTGTGCGTAACGGATCGCCGTCACCTTTGTTAGCACTTGTACCTAAGTTAACTGTTTGTTTTGCCATTATACTTTTCCTACTACAATTTCAACTACGCCTCTTTCGGTATTGTCTTTGGCTTGCAATGCTTTACCAATTACTGTTCCTACTTTTGGATTATTATCAACTATTGCATATCCTACAATAGCACTGGATACTAATAAGTCTCCTGGGTTTACTTTGCCAATTACTTTACATGGAACTCTACCAGTTAGTGCTACCGGAGTAACAAACTCGCCTTGTAATCCACTGTTCATTAAGTATGCTGGTTTATCACTAACAACACCAATTACTCTAGTATCACCTTTTATTGCTGTTGTTGTGATTTCTTTTGCTCCACCTAATACAATAACAGTACCTGCATCGTGTGCTTCATCTGCTGAATAGTTTTCTGCTAAGTCAGCGTAACGTGCTGATGTTGCATTACCATCAAATACTGAAGCATAAACTGTGTTGTACTTCAAAGAAGCCGTACCAATACTATAAACATTGTTTGTATCAGGAACAACACCATCTTTGCTAAATTTAAACGGTGCTTTAGTTGCCGCTGAATCTTTAACAAGAATACTTACTTCACCTGCGTTAGTTTTACCAGTTCCTGCACCTAATGCAATACCTGTTGAACCTGTACCTTTTTCGTTAGCCGCTTCAATAAATTGTGTGTATATCCAATCAGTACTAAGTCTTGCATCAGTACCAAATGTTGAGTTTGTTTGTAGCGTACTTTTTGTTTCTGCTCCAGAGTTACCAATATCAATACTTGCACCAAATTCTGCTGTAATGTCACTTGTACCTGCTGATTCAAATATTGTTGCACCACCTGGTGTAAGCATTTGGATAGTTGTTGCCGCACCTGTCTTTGGTTGTAAAATTGTGTATGCATCATCACTACCAACAATAAGACCAGTTGTTCTAATCTTACCATCAGCCTTGGTCATTACAATACTATTATTGCCACCTGTTGTTGTGATTGCTTGTGCTGTTGCACTTGCTGTTGCACCACTTATGTTTGTAAGTGCTGTATTATTTGCAATTTGTTCTATGTCTGTTAAGTCAACACTTCCTGTCTTAAGTGTTACCCAACCATTTGTTACTGCAAAGTCACCACTGTCAAAACTTGCTACACCTAAGTCTGCTTGTGTAATACCAGTTGCGTTTGCTCTAGTACTTGCCGCATTTAAGTTTAGTTTACTTTGTGCTATCGCCGCTGATGCGTTTACATCTGCGTTCATAATACTACCGTCTTTAATAGAGTAGTCAACTCTGTATTCGTCGCCTAATCTAGTACCAGTAAATTCTAACTGACTACCTGATGCCGGAGTACCATTTGCTATTTCAAAGTGTGGACCACTTGTAATTGTACCTGTTGGTTGTGTTATAAGTCCTGTTGTACCGGCAATAGTTACTGCTGTAATTGCTCCGCCGCCATCAACTGTAGTAATTGTTATAGTAGCATCGTTTGCTGGAGTTGCTCCACCAAGTAAGTTACCTGCAACTGTAAATGTTTCGTTTTGTGTATAACCAGTACCTGCTGTAGCAATAGCAACACTATAGGCAGTACCACGACCAACATTAAATGTTGCACTTGTACCTGCACTTGCTGTAGTTGTTGCTGGTGCTTCTGCATAAACTTCTGTGTGTACAGATGCTTTTGTAAATGTACCTGTAAGTTCTTTATAAACAACTCTTTGTACGTTACCTAATACTCCATCTACTTCTGAAACAATATCGTAAATCTTACCAGTATTTGAACCTTGTACAAGTTTACCATTTGCTGTTAATGGACCGTCTGCAATATTATCTGAGTCAATCATTATAACTCTATAACCAGTTCTATGCATCACTTGATCTGTATAAAACTCTGCTTCTGTTTGTGCTGATGCACTTGCTGGCTTTTCGAGTGTTACGTCACGCATACCATCTAAGGTGTTATACTGTTCTACAACATTATCAACGTATGCTTTGTTAACTGCATCTGAATCTTGTGATGGTGCTAAAACGTTAATAATACGCTTACTGCCCATATTCAAATTACCAGTCATTGCCGCATGGCCGTCTCTTGGTAATGTGCCGCCACCGATTACATTGTTAACTGGAAGACCATTGTGATCCCAGCCTAAACGTCTATTGACATATCCACGTATTGCGTTTTGCGTTGGAACAATGTCTGAACCGTTTTGTGTCATGCCATCGTCAGTACTAAATTCACTAACAACAACACCACGTTTAAATCCAATACCGTCCAAGTTACTTAAAGCAATACTACCTGCAAATGTAACTGTACCAGTACCTTGGTCAACTGTAAAGAATCTACCTACACGGAAGAAACCATCTTGGTCTGTACTTACATAGAACACTCTACCTTTTGAACGCTCTTGTACTTCGTATGATTGATTTGGTTGTCTCGGAGCACCTAGTAATACGTTTGGATAGTTACTAGTATTGTATGATCCTGTACCAATGTCTAAGAAGTCGTGTCCTGTTGCTCTTGTAAGTGAGATGTTAATTGTAATATCACCCGGAGAACCTTCTGGTAAACCAATTCTAATTGTGTTTGCTTGTCCGCCGCTTAGTACAACAGAAGCATGAATACCTGTTGCGTTTGACGTTAAGTTGTGATCAACAAATCCACTTGGGTTAGTTGCATCAACAACATCTGCAATTTTAATAACTGCATAACCTACAAAGTCTAAATAGTCAACAACTCTGTGTAACTTACCTTGCCATGCAAAGATCATGTTGCCTCTACGTAGTCTTGCAATATCTGAAACTTCTGTAAGTTCTGAAATCGCAATACCTACATCGCCTTTAGTTGCACCTAGTGTAGTGCCTCCAAAGCCTACCGCTGGTGTATCGCTTGTATGGTTAGTGTCTACAATAACTCTAACGTAATCGTACGTTGCGTCAAAGCCCATTAAGACTTTATTGTCTCCTAAGTATTCACCAGTACCTTCAGTAGTTGTAAATTCTGTTGTTCTGTATGTAAATCCTGGACGCTCATCAAATTCAAATGCTGTACTTGGACGGATAGTAAGTCTACTAGTGTCTAATACATTGTCAACAATAACAACTTGGTTATGTCTGAATGTAACGAAATGATTCTCGTCAATAGTTTCAATTAATCCGTCATTACTAAATCCTGATGTTGCAGTACTAAAGTTATATTTGTAAACTTGTCCACTATACAATGGAGTATCTGTAAGTACATTTACAGTACCTGTTACTGTGACAGATAAAATTTTACCATCGCCGTCAACTGTATCAACTGTAATAACACAATCATGTGTTGATGTAGTACCGTCTAGTTTACTACCATCTACAGTAAAGTTATTACCTACTGCATAGTTAATACCTGGTGCTAAAATTTCTGCTAGATATGTACCGCTACTCTGACGTGTTTTTTGTACGTTAAACTTAGCCCCAGTACCTGCCGCTACTGCTGTGAACGCAACATCAACATGCCCGTCAACTAAAAAGTCTTTCACTTTAGCAATACTAGAAACTTCGTATCTTCCGTATTGACCGTTAGTGTGTAGGATGTTAATTTCACCTCTATTCTGTGGCGGTGATTCTGTATCAAACCCGAATACACTTAGTTGTGTAGCGGCAAGTAATAGGCCGCCTGCATTAACGTCAGTTGGTACACCTTCGTTAGTTGAACCAATAGTAACTGCGTTTGTAGTATCAAATGTACCTGTTACATCTTTTAAGTAAACTTTTTTACCTCTTGTTTCAAATACAACTGTACCTGTTGCTCCACTAACTGCCTGTGTTGCTGTTGTACCACCTACTGCTAATACTGTAATAACATCTGCAAATGAAAGAGTAACAGCGGCTTCAGCAGTCTTAGCAACTTTAACCATATTGTCACGCAATGTAACTGCATCTGGAACTTCGTTTGGATCACTACCGTTGGCAACTAGTCCGTATTCACCGTATGCGTTTGAGCCGTTAAGTGATCTAATTTCACCACCATTGTTTGCATAGTATGCTGTCCAACAGTAGTAAGTAAACTGTGATACCATTTCTGATAACGCACCGTTAGTAACTACAAGACCATATCCTAAGTCGTTAACTTGTGTAAAGTCATTGCCTAGCATACTTCTGTTACCAGCAGTTTGTACAGTAATTTCAACTGGGTTAACTTCACTTGCACTGTCTAGTGTAATTGATCCGTATAGTGTTCCTGTCCAACCTGCTTTTGCGTTTGAACTTGGATCAAGTATAAGTGTTGCTGTACCTAAGACTGGATCCCAGTCTCTAACTGCGTTAACTTGAAAGCGTCTACCTTCAACATAGAACGGAGCCGGCACTTGGGGTTTCTTAACAAATAACCCTTGATCTGTTTGTGAACGCACATCAATTTTAAATGCTGTTTGCTTGTTAATAACTTCCATAGGAACGTTACCAACAAATGCGTCAACAAACATACCGCCTCTAAATGCTTGTCTGTTTAGTGAGCGTGAAAAACTTGAACCTGTTTGACAGTAAGGCGACTTTGTTTTAACTTGTCCATCTGGATCAAGTACCATCATAAATCCGCCGTGTCCTGTAACAGAACAGTTTCTTACAATAGTACCGTCATTACATAGGAACACATCAACTTCGTCATTATTTTTAGGTAAGTTAATGTTTGCGTTAAATGCAAATGCTACACAATCAACAAGTGCATCTAAATTTGTATATGCTGTTGCTTCTACAGTTAGACTTGGATCAATAACTTGAGTTGCTAATGCTTGTGTTGCTGTAACTACTCCGTTTGTTAAAACAGTATTTGCAAGTGTACTAATGTATCTTATTGCCGCTTCTGTTTCAGTAGTTTGTCCTGCTACTGCACCTGAATAATATGCACCTTGATTTGTTAGTGACTCTTCACGTCCGCCGTAAGTTAAGTCTGCCGCAAGTCCTTTAATAATTAGTCTTGTGTCTCTACGACATTTTGCTTCGTTGTAAACTAGCGAAGGGTATGTAGTGTTTACATAACTAATAACTTCTTCAACCATAAATTCAACGTTCTTAGTAAGAATCTTTGATGCTATTGGAAATTTACCTGGATTAGTAATACCGAAGTTGCCTACGTTTCTATCTTTAGTTGGATCTGTTAGATAGTGTCTACCAAACCAACCAATTGGGTTACCTGTTAATTGGTCAACATATCGTGAGCCGCCTGTTGGTAAGTTTGTATCTTTAATACCAGTAATACTTAATGCATCACCGCGGAGATTATCAAATGCTTCATCACGATAGAAGTACACGTTATTCCAAGGTGACTGTGAACTACCTTTTTTAGGTTTAACAATTACTCGTCTAAACTCATCACCTTTTAATGATACGTTTGCTGGTAATCTAATTGGAAAGTGTTCGTCGTATGTACCTGATTCAACTCGAATACTAATCTGCCCAAACTTAATAGTATTAGCATATTCAATTTCTTCGCCTGCTATAAAGTCAACTGGCTCAAGAAGTTGAAGTTCAAGTATATCTGTATTACTAGGATTACTTGGATTCAAATTTTCACTTAAATATTCAACAACTCTACCTAGTGCGCCAGACTCTTTACCGCGGATAACTTTACCTGGCAAAATATCTGTGTTGTCCGGATCACCTTGATCAAGATAATCATTTGTGCTACCATTACCAACTGTAAGTTTATATGTGCTACCGTCAACAATAGCCGGAGCATCAAACACATTACCGTCATTAATAATGCCTGTAATAATATCAAACTTAGCACCAACTGAGTTACGTCCGGTAGCATCTGTTTGGAAACCTGAATTAACATATTGTGAATATACAGTTTGATACGTAGTACCTGGGCTTAAATTTTGTAATACAATATCAACTAATGCTTTTAAGAAAGCAATACCTGCTAGAGTTTCAGTTAATTGTGTACTAATAGCCGCTGTTGCACTTGCATTAGCATAATATCTAATACCAGCACGTCTTGAAAGGAAGTTAGCATTGTTACCAGTTAAGGTATCAAGGACTACTGCATCAATCATTAATCCTACATCACGAGCGCAGGTTTCTCTGTTATATATAAAGTTTGGATACGTTGCATCTAAGTAACCGATAACTTCTGCTTTAATCCATTCTTTGTTTGGATCTAATAAGTTTTTAACATTAATACGTCCTGTCGGAATAGTTTTAACTGCCGCTGTTCCAATTGTTGCGTTTGTTCCAAAGCCGGTATGTGTAATTGTTTGTGCATAGTTGCCTAGTTCAAATCTTGAAGCAATTTGCAATTCTTCTGCTTTACGTGCCGCCGCTCCAAGTGAAGCAAATGCATATGAATTACTTCTACCTGCTTTGCCTGGATTTGTAGTTGCGTATCTATCGTCGCCTGTTGTGCTGACATATAAGTTAGTAGCACTCTTACCTTCTTGCTGATCAACATATAATTTAGTAGCAACTTGTTTTGCATCTGATTCTGTTGATATTGTTCCTGCTAGGCCGCCTGGGTGATCGCTTGCAAACAACGGCCCAGTCATTGTGTCGCCTGCTCTACGTACTACACTCTTACGTGGCAATGCTTCGTTTGATAGATAATACCCTGCTAAACTTGTATCTAATGCTTGATCAGTTAATGTATGCGTACTTGCAACAACTGTTCCCGATACGTTTATACTATTTGTATTTGCAATAGCATCTGCTGAACTAGGATGTAAGCCAATTGTATTATCATCAATGATACGAATATAATAAATTGTGTTGTCTGTTAGCCCTGTTAGTGCTGATGCTGTTGATTTGTACTCATAACTTGCACCGTTTGATCCTCTGTCTAAGCCGTGATTTATTACTTGTAGATCCTGTGTTGATACAATGCCTGTAATTGCTAATGTATATTCTGTAGCGTCTGCTGGCTCATCACGGACCCCGCCCATTTTACCCGGAGCAGTTGCCTTAGCATAGCGTTGGTCGTTGTATTCTTTGTCTGGTACTAGATCATGTATAGTAAAGTTGCCGCCATACTTACTAGTAAACGCTGCCGCGTCTGCTGTTGATATACCTACGTTACCAATTGCAAATCCTGCCGCACTAAGATGTCCGCCTAATTGTGGACTAGTATCACCTGATACATTTGTTCTACCTGCTTGGATTAATAGTTTACCTGCTTGTGTTACGTTAAACACAATAGTGTCGTCTGCAGGGTCACCTGTAATTGCACCATTTGATACTAGTTCAAGTGCTTCAACACCATCTTCTGCTGTGTTAACTGCAAGCACTCTACTTGCAAGGCCTGTATAATCATCTGGTGTATCACTTAAACTTCTAAAGTTTATCTGTCCACCGATTCCAAATACAGCATAAAGTTCCTGAAAGTTTTCATTACTTTTACGAAACGACTCACGTAAACTGTCACCAGTACCGTCATTGCCTTCTACACCAATATCAATAATTTCTCTTGCCATCTTATAACTCCATTAAGCAGGTATTGCTAGTTTGTCTATATCAAAATTTACACTCACGCCGCAACCACAACTGCTATGTGCGTTTGGATTGTTTATCTCAAACATTGATCCCATAATATCTTTTTTATAATTTATTTCAGTTCCAAATAGGAACATTAAACTATGTGAGCCAATAACAAATGTACAATCATTATCTGTTTTGAATACAGTGTCATCTTCTAATAACTCTTCAGGCGTAGCGTATGTACCCCATTCATATTCAAATCCTGCACAGCCTCCACCCTTCATGTTTAGTGTTACTGCATAAACATTGTTTTCTTCGCAAATACTATCAATATGCTGTTTTGCGGCGTCTGTAAGTGTACAAATAGTCATAAACTCTCCTCTATACTGTTATTTATCTTAGTGTTTTATAATCTTAATGTAAATATAGTTATGTTTATAGAAGAATTTAAAAGGAAAAGCCGGCACGTTCGTAAAAGCAAAACTGGTAAGGAACACCAGTATGTTAGACAGAAAACATTTGCTAGATTAAGATGTGATTGCTGTAATACCGAGTTTGTACGCCCACGTGGAAGTATGGACCCTAAACGCCTAAGTAATAACTATTTTCATGTATGTGGACTGTGCGATAGTAAAAAATTCGCACAAAAATTAGGAGTAGAACAGAAGCAGAAATGGAATACATTAACTGCTTCTAGTAATGTTCCTATTGGTAAACTTTAATCTTCTCGTTTGTAAATTGTCCAAGCGCCGTATGCAATAGCCGCATATGCTACTAAACTTGCAATCGGTTTGAAGATTAAAAATGCAATGCCTGCACCAATTAGAACGGCTCCATCAAGAGTTGTTCTTTCATTGAGTCTTGCTGTAATCCATTTTTTAACCATGTGTTATCTCCTATTAAATATTTATTATACAGTTCAATGCTTGCAAGATTCTTACACTTGCTCTCGCACATAATATCTGTGTAATCTAAGAAACTCAATGCCCATTCATTAACTTTATCGTTAGGATAGTATTCACTATGGGCTCTAAGTTTTGCTTTCTTGTAGCCTGACTCTAGTAGTGCAGGCATATCAGGCATTGTGTTGTGTGCAAAGCCTTCGGGTAAGTGTTCATTGCGACTGTATGAATAATGTATCGCAGGACGAACACCACGCCAACTATCTATTACACGAGCAAATCTATCGTCGGTAGGCTGTATGTA